GAATGCCACCACGGGATAATCGCTCGCCGTAATGCCCGTTATGGCTATGTCGGCCTTGTACGGGAAGGCCGTGATCCCTGAGCTCGCCCACGCGGTCGTGGCGACCGTGGCGGATCCTGCGTACTTCTTGCAGAATGTCACGGTGTTGGTCTTGGCCTTGTGGTCGGTGCCGTTCCATCTCAGGAGGGCTCCGTTGGTCATGTCGGCTTCCTCGTCCCTCGTGAGGAGCGGCTGTTCGTCGCCTACATCCCCGACCCTTGCGGTGCCTGAATTATCTACCACGAGGGCGCCGTCGTTGGTGCCGTCGTACTTCTTGATCTTAAATCCCGAATAGTCCCCGGTGGCCAGCCCCCCGGTCGCGCCGTCGCGCATCGTGATGTAATCGTCCGTCGTGAATACCTGCTCCGCGTGTGTCTCATACGAGGACCCGTTCTGCGTGATATTCCCGGTTATGGTCAGGTCTCCGACCATCGTGAGGTTCTTCGCGTTGCCGACCTCTCCAATGTTTACGTTGGCCTTGAATGTCTTGACGCCTGTCACGTCCTCGGCGTCCGCCTTGTGAAGTGCGCTTGAATCCACGGTATCGAGCGAATCCTTGACCAATTTCTCCGATGGGATGTTGCTGTCGCTGACCGGGGACGACCAAGCGGTCTTGAGCTGACTGTCGTCCAATTTGGCATCGAGGCTGTCCTTGACCAGCTTCTCGGTGGGTATGTGATCGTTGTCCGGGGTTGTCTGCCATGCGCTGACCGATGCCTTGTTATCTACGTTACCGAGGCCGACCTGCGCCTTGGTCACGACGTGCGGATTGTTGTGATCCGCCTCGTGGGCCTCCAGGAGGGCGAGTGTACTGTCGTCCACGTCCTTGACCCATTGGGTGCCGTCCCATCTGTAAAAGGTGGTATCTGCGGTGCAGAATACGACCTTGTGATAATCGACATGAGGATCCGCCGTCGGTACTGCGTCGACCTCCTCGAATCCGTCCGCATAGTGATGGGCGGACTGCATCTGATCCAATCTTGCTTTATTGATGACCGTTCCGACCTGGTTCTCGGTCTCATCTACCCATACAACGGGCGTATATTCCTGACTCATGATGTTGCCTCCTCAATGTCCTTGCCGATGATGTCGTCCACGATCATCGGGAGCTCGGCCTCGAATGGAATTGATATGAAGTGATCCGTAACCATCGGCTGCGTGTGGTTATGGGGATAGTCGTGCTGATACCTCGCATAGATCATCCTGTTCTCGATTGTCAGGGAGACCGCGCTGGCCTCGGCCTTGACCTTGTTGGTGTTCGCCCTTCTGAGGAATCCCTTATCCACCGGGGTCAGTACGGCGGCCTTCGCCTCTATCTGAGCCCCGTGTTTGACGAGGATCTGCCTGACCCATCCGTTATGCTCGCGGACCATTTTGGCGATGGCGTCCGCCGCCTCGGTCAGCGTGACCTCGGTCATGCTATGCGCACCGCCTTGTGTGTGGGAAGTCCCCACATATCGACGCCCGTGATGACCTCACGGATGACGGCCCCCTGCTGGTATCCTGCGGGGAGGTCTATGCGGTCGTATGCCTCGATCTCCGAGCTTGCGGGGAGGACGATCTCCACCGTCGAGTTGGTTATGTAGTCCCCGGTGTCGGTTATCTGACGCTCGGTCTTTACGTTGATCCTGCACTTGGTCGCGGTGCCCTCGCCGTATGTGGGCTGTCCCGTTGCGTCCGCTCCTGCGTACTTGTAGACGGTGCAGGATTGACGCATCGAGTTGTCCCATATCTCGGCCAATGCCGAGACCGTCACGGCCATCTCAGGGCCACCTTACCCGATCTTATGTGCTTGACGGCCGCGCCCCTTGCATACGCGGCGTCCTTGATCTGCTGCTGTGCCTGCTCCATGAGCATGTCGCACGCGGTGCGGAGATCCGTGCTCATGCTCAGTCCGGGCATGTTGATGGATGACGGCTTGATGCCTCTCATGTCGAGGTTCTGCCTGATGTAGTATTCCGTCATCAGAACGACGGCGCTCTCAGGAGGCGAGACGTGATATGCCGCCGCCTTCCCGTTGCACCAATCCGTAGCGAGCCCTACCAGGGCCTCCAGCGTGGCCGTGTCGATGACGTCGGTGCTGAGACCGACCAATAGACGGACCTTCGCCGCGATCTCGCTCTCGGTCATGGCGCGACCCCCTTGTGACCGGGACCGTCCAGGGGCGTGAATCTCTGCTCCTGGCCCTCCCAATCGGGAACGTCCATCCAGCCGCGCTGCTGGTTGTCATAGGCGCCGGTGCCGACTTCCCTGGGTAGGTTCAGCCATTGGGCCTGCTGTTCGCTGACGCGGTTGCGGTTGATCTCTGCCTGAGCCTCGAGGTCCTTGTAGGTACGGGTGAGGACCTTGGCGTCGGTGTGTGTGCTCATAATCATCCTATCACGCGGTTGGAGGTATCCGGGGACATTCCCTCCCCGGTGGGTGTTCGCTTGCTTAGCTGTTGACGACCTTGACGACCGCGCCTGTGTTGGCGGACTTCTTGGTCTCGACGGGTGCCACGACGCAGAACCTGCTCACACAGACGGGCTGGATCGCGTACTTGGTCGTGTTGTCAAACTCCTCGTTGAGCATGTCGGTCCTCATCACGATGTGAGGTGCGTGCGACTTGTCGACGACGAGCGCTCCGACGTTGGTGGATGTTCCCCAATCAATGCCGGAAGCTCCCGAGATTCCGAGGTCGAGACCTGCGAACCTGATGAGGGATGCGTACTCGCCGACTTCCTGAGCCCTCTCGTTGTACGCGGGGACTGCCATCGAGTTGAGTGCGTTGGCCTCGAACAGCGGTGCGATGAGTGCTCCCGTTGCCCTGAATCCGTTCTTGCCGACCTGTCCGCGTGCGAGGTTGAGACCCTTGAGCGCGTCTGCGGCGGCGACGGATGTGGCTGTGGAGTATGCGTTGGCGAGGCAGACGTCGACCGCCTCCTGCTCGAGTGCGATCTCCATGCTGGCACCCATCTCCCTGAACACTGCGGCCTTGACGTCGGGCGAGGCATCTGCCAGGAGGCCCTTGTCGAGGGTGCACATGACCTTGTACTGCTTGGGGACGGCTGTAACGAATCCGATTCCCTCAGCGAGGTCGAGCGCGTCCGCGTTGGGTGCGACCTTCTTGGATCCCGACCTGGGTGTGAAGAACGGGATCTGCTCTGCGCCGCTCTCGGACCTGATGACCTGAAGGATCTTCCTTGCCGAGGTATAAGGCATCGCTCCTTCCATGATGGTGTCCGAGGCGAGAACGGATACGAGACCGCTGCCCGTGATCGTGACGGATCCGGGACCTGTCGGGCTCAGGAAGTCCGCCTTCTTGTATGCGGAGAACTCCATCGCTCCCTTGCTGTTGGCCTTCATACCGACGACTGTGTCGGGCATGAATGCCATGATGCGCTCGGTCATCTCCTTGGAGAAGTCCAGCGATCCGCACTCTGCCTCTGCCTTCATGATGAGCTTGAGCAGATCCGAGGGCTTGGCGTTCTTGTACATTCCGCAGGGAATGACGTTACCGGCGAAGTCCGCCGTCATGGGGATTGATTTGCCTGTCTCCATCTTCATGCCCCCTCTGTGTTGACGCCGGGAACGATTGCCACGAGGCCATTCGCTCCTCCTGCGATGGGTTCGAGTGCGATTCCGAGGTAGTTGCCTGTTGTCAGTGCAACGACGCCTCCGAGGGTTCCTGCGGTGACGACAGCTCCTGCCGTGATTGCGGTGGATGCGTCACCGTTGGCGCACCTTGCGACGCCTGCGACCCTGATGGCCCCTGCTGTGCCTGCGGGGATGTCGTAGAGCGCTACGCCGATGATCTTCTGTGAGCTTGCTGTTGCGGGGAGGACGAGCCCGTCGGAGTTGATCTGGACGGCCTGGCCTCCCAATATATCGGAATACGCGGTCTTGGTGACCTCGGTTCCGAATGCCCCGTGCATAGTGTCGGGGATGTACGGGAATGCTGATATTCCTGCCATTTTATTCCTTCCTTTTTACCCCTCAGTAACGCGGGATCCCGCGTCCAAAGCAGACGACGGTACGGGGTTCTCCGTCGTTGCCCTTGTCTGCGCCCATCCTGCCCTTGAGGCCGGCGGGTGCGCCGTACTGTGCGACGGTGTTCTCGATGGCTCCCATCTTGTCGATGATCGCCTTCTCGAACTCCGCCAGCTTGTCGTCGAGGTGCTTGGAATACTCCTCAGCAACGCAGGGCACGCCCCACGCCGCCATGCATCCCTCGAGCCTGCCGAGGGCGCGGACCTTCTCCTCCCCTTCGGCCTCGTTGACAGCTTTTATCATGTCGCCCGCCTCGGGGATAAGTGCCTCGACGAATGCCTCGAGAATATCCACGAGGTCCTTGGTCTCGACTTCGGGTTCGGACTTGTCCTCGCCTTCGGTCTTGATCTCGGTCTCCTCGATGGTCTCCTTCTTCATTTCGTCGTCTGCCATCTCTGGTTCCTCCTTCCCGAATGCGGGAAGCTTGCATACCTCGCAGGCCCCGTCCTCGACGAGGGCGAGCCCTGTGAAGCTCACGTCGATGACCAGCCCGTCGGGCTGGATCTCGACCACGGTCTCGGCGGATACGTCCTTGATGCCTCCGCTCTCCCTGGGCATCTGCACCAGGGATGCGCACGCCTTGGATGCGTCCGTCTGACAATGGAGATATACGTCGCCGATGACGGCGGCGCTGTCGTGAGAGTAACGCGGGTTGACCACCGCGCCGATCTTCTCGGTCACGGATCTCGGTGTCCCGCCTGAGTGCCTTGTCCAAACTGCGTTGTCATCCCATTGGGACGCGCAGCGCTCCAGGACCTCGGCCGTGAATACGGTATCTATGCCGTGCATGTCCGTCCACGCACCCGCCGCCATGATGACGACGTCGTGGATGAGGAGACCGCCGTCCTCGGTGGCCTCGTATGAGCTCATCTGCTCCTTCTGATTGTAATACGCCTTGTGCCTCGTCATATCGTGATCGCCTCGTCGTCTGTGAAGTGGGGTATGCGGCAGCAACGGCAATTGGGATGCCACGGGAGCGCCATCGGCTCGTCGAGGCCGTAGACCTTGAGCGTCGTTCCCGATCCCCCGGTAGCGTACCTGATGCAGGCGAGGCACGTTCTGTCGTCGTCCGTAGGGAATGACATGTAGCCATCGCATCCCGCCGCCTTGTAGCGTGCCTTGGCGACGACGTCGCATACGCGCATCGTCTCGGTGCGGACGATGGTCTCGGAGTGCTTGACCTGATTCTGTCCCGCCTTGTCTATCTGCCTTGTGATCTCATCGGCTCCGAGGCCCTGCTGATAACCCTCGGCGGTTATGCGGGTGACGTCCTTCAAAAGATCGCCGCCGATGGAGCGCACGTTCTCGCGGATGTTCGCTTTAAGCATCTCGACCTCCTCGGCGGGTACCTGAACGGAAGGACCGAGCACGATGCCCGTGTGGAGGTTGTTGAGTACCCTGTCGGATACGCGGATGGTCATCTCGGCCGCGTTGCGCATCCAATCGTCGGCCGATGCGCTGAGGTCGTCCTTCAGCGATTCGCTCAGGCGCTCCAGGATCTCCAGCCTGCGGGGGTCGTTGCCGATGGCCGTATCGGCCATCGCCCTGGTGTACGCCTCGATGATCTCCCTCTGACGGGCGATCTCCTCGCGTTCGATCTTGCGGGTGCCCGAGGGGTCGCGTCTGTTCAC